TGTCTTTTTTAGTTTTAAAGGTTTAATGAAGTTCTCAATAATCTGTGCAGTGAGTTGTTCTACTTCAGGAACTTCTCCCTCGTCACGCATTGTGTTGAGACAGAAGTCATAGTATAGTTTTAGTTTTGCCGCGTCAAACATTTGTTTCTTTCCGTGTTAGTTGTTTGCTTTACTTATACGGCTTTTTCTGTGTATTCGGATTTTTCCCAACCAAGGAGATACTTAGCCTTCCAATCGTTTTGTGTGAATCCTTTGAGATGTCGCCATTCGTCCCTGGCTCGCCATATCCGTCTCGCTGAGTCCTCGAAATCCATGCGATTGATCCTATCCTCGAACTCATATAACTTGTCCCTAAACTCATTGAAGTCATTGAAATCACATTCGACATGCAGGACCTCGAACATCTCTCCGTCATCCCTCACATAGTCCATGTCAAAGTCCCAACCCCACTGTTGCTTGGTGCGTAACAATAGATCAGCCTGTGGTATCTTGGATTTCAAACCCTCTAGCTGTTCTCTGGCCTCACCCTCGAATGAACAGCGATGTAGGATCATGGCATGATCAAGCATCAAGCGAGGATGGTCTATCTGCATCCATTCTTCCTGCCACAATCTGTGATTAAGTATGGGTTGATGTATGGGGTGTTCCTCGAGCTCATAATATTTTAGCTCAGCTTGGCAGAGCTCAAATCCATCCTTGTCATAATAACGGAAGTCTTCTCTATTGGGTGTGAAGGCCAGTGCCTTGGTGCATCGGGGATCTTGGACTAGGGGAACGTTGATCCTGGTGAACACGTTAACTCCTTAAGGGTTCTAACCAACCAAAGTTGCCGGTCATTGTGGTGTTGTTTGAATCTGCTGTGGCTATTAGACTTAGCACGTCAGCAGTTGTGTTCTGTCTTGACAGTTGTAGTTGTCGTAACGCTTCTAAAGTAAATGTTCCTGCCTCACCCTTGTTGACTATATAGCCCGTTGCCAGTTCAGTGCCCTGGGCTGAGACTGCCGTGTTGGTCACAGAATGATCCACTGTGCCATTGGCGTGTGTGGTAAATGACAGAGGTGTTGAGAACGTGGCATTGAGAACTAGTTTATACTGTAAGTTCTGATTGCTGTCGGTCAACACATTGATGTTGTTTGGAATAACAATATCATCCAGTCTCGATGAGTTTAATTTTAAACTGACCAAGTGATAGAATGTGCCTGCCGTGGACGCGGTATAGTATGTGAGTCCACGTCCATATTGGAAACTTCTTCCACCTGGAGCAAAGCCACCACTGGATACCACTGTTGAACAGATGTGTTTCATCTGCGCCGTTGATCCAAGTGTGTCCGTTGCTTCTGCCTCATAACGCACTGGCAAGGCCGCCGTGGTCATGTATGTTGATGTTGATAGGTTAGCGTGATGGAACTTGTGTGCGAAGACAAAAGCGCCATTGATCACGAAGCCTGCTCTTACCGTGCCCACGCCCAACCACTCAATGTCTATGAACAAGATCTGTGATTTAGTTAGATCTAGTGTTAGGTCACTGGGACCGTTGCCATCCAGTGTGTCCGTGTTCCAGTCTGCTTGTGCCACTCTGGTCTCTACCACAGAACCTGAGGATTTAGATCTTAGCACTAGGTAAACATCACTGCCATCCTGTTCTAGGAACACACCGTTTTCCGTGCCAAAGTATCCCACACGCTGACGTAAATTGGTCTGTGGTGAATCCATTGTAAATGTGGCAAATATCTCTAGGGCCTTGCCTGGCTGATATGGAAATACCTTTGTGGTTTCCATCACGGCCTTGCTACCACTGGTCGTGGCCAAGTTCATATTAACCACACTGGCGTTGGCATCGTGTGCTATTGTAGCACCACTGGCCGTTGAGGTCCAATACTTGTCGTTCTGTGCGTATCTATGTTGGCTGTCAAATAAGGTGTAAGGTTGTGCCACCTGCTGGCGACCAAATGCGTCAATGCCGTCCGTGGCTGATGCTGATGTTGAACCCGTGACACGTATGATCGGTTGACCAAGAGCATTATACTCCATGGCCTTATGAATATTAAAGAGGTTACTCTCCTGTGGATGTTCGTAGGCTGTTGAATTATTATTTGCTCTATCTACCATCTACTAGTCGCCTGAATACGTTATGCCAGAGCCTGCTACTGGAAACGTTTCTTCGTAAGCTGAATTACCTGATGAGTTTGCTTTCCAATCTGCTAACCAGGACGCATAGGCCAGTTTAGTTGTTGCTCTATCTGCTTTAGTGTCTCCAGGTGATGCTGTATTGGTAGCGTGTGCGATCCCGTTAGGGTCTCTTGGATCGTTAGGTCTAGTCAATGCTGACTGATCTGGATTTGATGATGATAGTGTTAGTGCCATAACACTATTTATCTAAGTTAGGAAGTTCTGTCCTTGTCGTCTATGGCTCCGCCACTCACCCATGCTGAGCATGATCTAGTGCCGGCACATTTAAAATGTAGGAAGTTGCAGTAACCAATGTCTGCTTTGTGTATAGTTGCCATAGCATCTGCTGACTTTTCGTCACCCTGTATGCCTGACTCTATGCAAGACCACATTTGATCTGAAACATCAAATGCTCCACAGTTATTACACTTCATAGTCTTTGCTGTTGTTTCTTTGATGTCCCAGCGTTTAGCCGCATCCTTCCAATAGTTCTCTGGTTGATCAGGATTTGCTGGACCGTAGTGATATTCGTCAATGGCCTTCTGTCTATTCTTGAGATTAACATCAATGTCCTGTGTGGCAACCGGACATCCTTTTACTGCGGCCTCTACTATGTTGATATAATTTCTCATTTCTTATACTTGTTGGTTACGTTCTTAGCCTTACCACGTCTTTCTTTGTTTGGATCTTTTCTACGTTTTCTACGCACTGCTTGTGCTATTGCTTTTTTACCACCCTTGGCTCTTAGTTTAGCCGCGGCTGACTTTGATAAACATTTAGGCTTGCCTTCCTTCTCACTAGCATCGCCACACTTACCAATGCGTTCACCCTTAGTGTTGTAGCGATCCCAACCGCCACCTCCGGCTCCGCCTTTCTTACCCTTGCCAAACCAATCACGTAGATTTTCTTCAACGTCTGTTTTATCTTCTTTCTTAACACAGTTCGGAACACGTTTGCCAAACATGGTCTTCATGCCTTTCTTTTCATATCCGTCCCAACACTTCTCGTCAGTTCTTGATTTTTTAGGACTCTTGCGACACTTTACTTTCTTGTCAGTAGAACAGTAGTATTCACCATACTGACAATTAAGTTCTGTGATAAATTCTGAACTACGCATTACTTACTCTTGTTACCCCAATTCTTAGCACCTTTCTTGCGACACTGCACTAGTGCACCTGAAGCATACGCACTAGGCCATACCTTGTATCTTGCTTTTACCTTGTGGTAGCAGGCATCCTTCTTGGCTTCTTCATCCATCATTGTATCATCGTTCTCAATACTGTCACCAAAACGTTGTCTGTATGCGTTAGCACCCATGCTATTTCTAGAACCAATTACCTTGTGTCCTTCTCCTGCAAGTAATAAATCATACATTAATTTAATGACCTTCATAGGAGATGTTAAACTATCAACCCTATCATAGAAATAACTGATCTTTTCTGGTTTCATTCTTCTGACTGGCTTACCTTTAATCAGTTTCTTGGCTTGTGCCTTCATGGTTTCTAAGTCTCTGACTTTTTCTAAATTTTTAATGTCATCAATGGTGAAGTTGTCTTCTTCAGTGGCATCCTCGTGCATGCCAAAGTTACCTGATGTGGGAACCTGTTTAATGCCTTTTTCTGCCGCATAGGCATCTACTGACATAGCGAGCTGGAAATCTAGTATTGTAAGGCCCTTAACGTCAAACGTAGACGTCTTTACAGTTACTTCTGCAACATCCTGTGTCACTTCCGCAAAGTGATCCATGTCCTCTGATAGCTCATTGATGAACACTATCATTTCCTCTGCTTCTTGATGGTCTTGGCAGACATACATGGCATGTAGCTCTCTGTGATCTCGCATGTCCCAATCGGGGAGATACTTATTCTTGATCTCATCAAGTTGTTCGTCGCTAGGAACGAACTCTTCTACATCGTTCTCTCTGTATTTGCCTTCTTGGAATTCTTCAAATTTCATAGTGTTACCTTACCTTCTCGCAATAGTTTTTCTCTATTAACTAGATGCTTTGCCTGTATTTCTTCTTTTGAGCCGCCAAAGTATGCTACAGCGTGACCTTCTTCTACTAGAACGTCTGTTGCCATGCGTCCATCATTGGTAGTAAAGTCACCCAGGACACGACCAAACTTACCTTTGGCATCGTATTCCTTGCATACTAACACTGCTTCTTTACCCAGTATTTCTTTTAGTCTTGCCTTACTTGCTAGACCAAACTTCTTTTCTACTTTGTCTCTTGTTCTTGATTCCGGAGTGTCAATGCCCATGATTCTAACACGTTCTTTTTTAAGTATAACGCCAAATCCTAGATCAATATCTACGTCAACAGTATCTCCGTCAACTACTCTCTGTATGTAAACTTTGTATTCAAACATTATTAATCTCTTGCGTCAGTGTTATCGCTGTATTTTATTGTTGTAACATCTGTCTCACATTCATGACAATGACAGTCTGGACAGTTCCAACAGTTAGTGCAACTCTGGCCACAGTGTGAGACACAGCCACAGTATTTACATTTCATTATTTCTTCCTTTGCCACTTGGCCGCCATTACCGGCGACTGTTTGTTAGTGTCATCCATCTCTCCGGATGGCCCTTCTGCTTCTGTTTCTGTTGCTAGACCCAGTGCCTTGTGTGCGGCATCTATCATCTTCTTCTCTTCTGGAGTGTATGCACCAATGTATGGTTTGGCCGCCACTGAATCCGTGTCTATGTCCGCGTCATCACCAGGAGCACGAGCCATGAGCATACTGGCACGATATAAACCGTAGTATCTGTCACCGTTGTTAGTGTATGCGCCAGGAGTGGCTTTTGAGTGCTGTTCGTTAGGTTTACCCTGTCGGCGTTCCGATAGGAAGTCCTTGGCACGCATTATATTACCTCTATCCTAACACCCTGAGCTTTTCCCTGGGTAACCACATTGTTTCGTCTTGCTTGCCAATAGACTGAATTAAAAGACCAATCATTATTTTTACATTCATTGACTAGCTCATTGTATCCTAATATCTTTACATTCCCATCTGGAGATGTTAATTTATATTTCTGTTTAGCATTAGAACTTGCATGTCCACCTTTTTTATGCCAGTCTGTATTTTTTTTATATTTGTGATATACCTTAGCAAACGCTAATCCTGCTCGACGTTGATGTGCTATATGTGCATCTGGGTCTTGTTTTTTTAGTTCATGTAGCCAATTGCCACCGCCATATGCTTGATTATAACTCTTTGAATCTTTTACAATCTCTTCATTAACTATTTCTTTTTCAAGTTCCCAAAGATCATCTGTCGTTTCTGCAGTTGCAATTATTTCTCTTGTGAAATTTTCTTTACCGTATTTGTTAATGGCATTTTTTATGCCCTGGCCGCTACCTAAATACCCGTCATTTAGATTATCTGTAGAATGCCTGCCAATATAATATCTGCCATTGACTTTGTTAGTGGTTTTGTAGATGATGTGTTTCATTAATCCAAATCACTAACTTTTTTGCCTCTGCGCCACATCGCACATGACCAGTATTTGGCTTTTGTCTTGTCCTTGGCTGACGCCTTGTCACAACCATGTCTAGCACGGAATGACTTACGTCTCTTTGGATCATCTCTCTTGATTGATAGGTTAGGATCACCAAAGCGAACAACTTTAACGTTGCCTGACTTAGGATCCTTAACGTATACCTTGAATTTTTTCTTTGGATTCTCTGATGTCCTGATCGGATCGTTAAGTTTAACTTTTTTGCCTTGATATTCTGCCTCGTCAAACACGGCAAACTCAACACCATCATCAAACTCGCATCCACAGTGTTCCAGTATCTTCTGGCACTCTTCATCCATGATCAATGTCATTGATTCTTCATCATGTGATTCAACTATTGATTCGATCACGGTATCCATGTTAACTATGAAGTCAACATGATCATCAGTGATTGGATTTGTCCTGGCTCTCTCTGCTTCTGCTAGATAATCCTTGAAAGACATATTAGTTGCCCTTGTATTTTGCGTAGAGATTCATCATGTTCTCTGCTATGTCATTCTTTGATTCCGTGTGCAGTGGATTTGAATTTGATTTCAATGCTGACTTGTCCTTGGGACCGTTTACACCACCTGACATGTCTTTAACCTGTGCATCAACTGTAGAAGTCTTCTCACGTGGGCTATTTGTGTATTCTGGATCACGCTCTTCTTCTACTGCTTCTGGATCACCTTCATACTCTTTATAACCATCTGAACGCATACCTGATAGTTTCATTAGGTCCTTGACCATATCAGCATGTGCATTGTTAGCATTGATATTGATAGTTTCCTGGCCCTCGTCATCGATAGACTGTGTAACTTGTAGACCTTCGTTTAATTGTTCACTGTATTTCTTCTCAAAGTCTTCCATCATTGAATCTAAGTTTAACTCTTCTGATTCTTTCTTAGGACGACCCTTGCCTCTCTTAGGAGCATCTGGATCTACCATTGGATCTTCAGGTTCTAATGATTGAACTTTAACACCTGACTTGGTATATTTGTAATGACGTTTCTTGCCATCCTTGAATGTAACAGTAAAGCCTTGAGCGCCATCTTCTGGACGATCCATTTGAACCTTGTGTCCTTCTTTCTCATGTTTGTCAACGATACCTTTAACATGGGCAGGATCATATGCTTCGTCTAATTCAATTTCTTCCACTTCGTCAAGGATCTCTTCTTCCTCAGAAACTTTCTCGTTCTTCTCATACTGCTCTGGAGTTGTGTCTTCTTCTTTCATTTCTTCCTTGTCCTTGGCCGCTTTCTTCATTGGCTCTTTCTTGTCGCCATCTTTGTCTAAGTCTAGGAAGTCTGGTTTCGCTTCTTCGATCGTTTCCTCAACACCTTCATACATCTGAACACTTTGGACTATTGCCCCTTCGCCGCCTGCTGAGTAGTCTTCTTTATTTTCGCTCTGTAAAATATCATATGCCTTTGCTTCAGCTTCTTGTTCAGAGTTTGCTTCTACATCCATTTCATATGTAACAAGATCAGTGGCTTTTACAAACCATTCTGCTTCTGTTAACGCTTTTTCTTTTACTTCAACTGACTCGTTTGTAGTGTCAGGAGCATCTGTTTGAACGTTTAATGTTTGGATACCTGCTAGTTTAGCATATTCCACAGGATTCTCTTCTGCTACAGGTTGATATACTTCTTGTCCTGTTGCTGAAACTGTGTTGGTCTCTGGCATTAGAGCGTTTGTTGCAGATGGATTGGTAGGGTTGTTCATCTTCTCTGCGTTCTCAATAGCTCTCGCCTGATCCTCATTTGGGTTTTCAATTGCTTTTAATTTTGATAATACGTCATACATTTCCATGGTCTATGTCTCCTATCTAGCAAACGACTTAACGTTTGGTAGTTTTGGTTTCACGCTACCCATGGCTGACTTATCACCCATCGGTAAATCATTCGTTGTTTCTGCTTTTGGTGTGTCGCCTCCAGCAATCTTAAATCTCGTTGGTGTCTCTGGAACTACTTTTGCTGGATCAGCATAGGCCTCACCTGCTTCTTTTGATTGTTCCTCGTAATCTTTTTCCAAGATTGGTGCCTCTTCTGGTTCAGCACCCTCGTTCTCTTCATAAGATTGTGCAAAGTGCTCACTCACGATCTTGATCTGCGACTTAGGTCTGCGTGTGCAACTCTCGATCATGTCGTAGAGTGCGTCCTGTCCTGCAGGATAAGCGATCTCAACCTCAAACATGCAGACTTCCATGTTCTTAACACCTGGAAAGTCCAATGGATCTTCCATAACTGGTGTGGTCTTTGGAGAGCTCATGTTGATGAGATCAAATTTTGCCAACTTGGTCTCTAATTCTTTTAGACATTCGTTATCGCAACCGCCGGCCACTTTAACTCTGTATTTGTAAGTCTGTTCAGACTCTAGTAAATATTGATAATATGTTTTTGTCATGTTTTTTCCCTACCTTGACAGTATTTATACAGTTTTAATCTTTTGAGTCTTTATTTTTCAACAGTTTTTCCAGCATCTCGTTCCTATCTAGGACGTATCCCTCGCCTGTCTCTATAGGCTCATCCTTGCTCTTGCGTTGATCCTGTGCGGCCTTCTTTAACTGTAGATCAATCATCTTAAGTTTCTTGTTAATCTTTGCCGTCTTGGCTGATATGGCATGTCCTAACATGTTGTTGGCAACACCAAAAATTTCACTAGCAAAGCGTGAATCTACGTTAAAGCCAAGATCCATGAGGTCCTGATAACTGTTTTTAGCAAGTTCTGCTAGATCATCCATCTCTTGATCACTGGCTTCTAGGCCTTTGACCGCCGGCAGTGCTGATTCTATCTTATCTATGTTAGCAAAAGTGTCTGCTGGCACAGGTGTCTGTGCTTGTTCAACAGGCTCTTTTAATTCGTTGTCTTCCTCTTTCTCTACAGGTTCTATAGGATCAAGGTCAAATAGCTCTTCTAGTTTCTTTGTCATTATCTCGCACCACTTCTAAAAATATCTTCTTCGGTTACCACACGGAATGTTATGCCGTTGGCCTTACACCACTTAGCGGCCTGTTCCCATTTAGCGTGATTGAGAGCAACTGTCTCTCGGAGGCGACGGTTTTTGTTCTTGCTCTCCACTATGCTTTGGTCCTTAGGTTTGATTTCCACCAGCTCTGTAACTAATTTACCACTTTTGTTCTGGTATTGGACTAAAAAGTCAGGTATGTAGTTACGGTTCTTGCCAGTGAATGGATCTTTGTATGGAATTTTTACGGACTCACTTGCCCACTTGACCACGCTTGGATGTGTGTCACAGAACTTCATGAAAGCATGTTCCCAACCTGAACGATACGTGGGTGCCTTAACACCAACATACTTGTCAGGATTCATTATTGTGAACTTGCCTTTAGCCCACTTGCCTGCCATTATGGCAATACGTTACGGGCCGCGTAGTAATTTGGTTGCTGAACAACGCTTACGCCAACTAGAGTTGCTTTTGATCTTAATCCATTTAGATAATATGCCACTGTTTGATCTATCTGGATAGGATTGTCTACTTCTCTAAACTTGGCCAGTAACTCCTCTACTGTAATTTTGTAACCATTAACAATTTGGAAGAATACTGATGTAAAGTCGTCTGCAATAGATGAATCTGAATAATATTTTCTAAAGAAACTGTTGACAATGTCATAGTCAGCCTGACTAATAACTAATTCTTTTTCGTAGAATTGGTCAAATATTAATACAGTCTTGTCCGTATTGTTTTTTGTTACGTTAACTGAACTCATAATACTATTTAACCTCTACTCCGAGGTGCCAACATTTTGTCCGTTACTAGAAACTAGACTGTTTGTAGTTGGCGTTGTGTTTGTTGTTGTAGGTGTTGCTGTGTTTGTTGTTGTAGGTGTGGTTGGTGTAGAAAAGTTAAACACAGTGTTAGTCACTGCTGGAAGACCTTCTCTGATAACACCTGTTAATACCTCTTCCTTAACACTTTCACTATTGATATCACCGTTTTCGATAACATCATACACACGTCCTGCTTTCTTGGCCGCACCTAATACATCACCTGATGCTAGATCTTCAAATATACCAACACCTGCATCCAGTAAGCCGCCTTGACCAAACACTGTTGATCTAGAACCTGCACGACTTAATGCACTTGGTTCCTTGTCATAGTATGCAGAATTAGCAAAGCCAGGAATTGGTGCACCTGTTTCTCCGTTAAGAGCACCTGCTCCATATTTTACGGTCTCATACCTGATAGTCATCTGATGATTCATTGGATCGCTACCATTGGAATAATCAAATTGATCATGTCTAAATTCTGTAATCACTGGATTGATCAATGTATAGTTAACAAACTGATGTTGATTAAATCCATAGATTGTAATATCTTTAAAGAAACTTGGTTTACTGCCTTGAGCATAACTTGGTGTTTGAGCACCATCTTCGCCTATATAACCCCAATCATTACCTGCTCTATTGGCACTGTAAGTATCTCTACGGTTATAATCAGACTTTGTGCCTGGAGCAAAATTTACCAACGCATTGTTTGCTGTCTGTGAACCATAAGGTTGGCTTGGATCTTTATAGTAGTAACTGTAATATTTAAACCAAAGGTTACGAACTAGATCAGCACCATCATCGTGGAACTCAACTGATACTGGTTCGTAATTGATTTTAGATTGGACTAGACGTTTGCGATTATATTGATTTAAAGTATCAACGTCTATAGTATAGTTTGGCAGTTGTATATTCTTGACCAACAGGCTTACCCTAGCCTGGTCGTCTACACTAAAAGCACTCCTTAAACCTGGCAACTCCGTAACATTCAAGTTAAAATACACATGAAATAAAAACTTGTGTCGCGGATGCAGGTCCATACCAGCTGACCTAAAGGTCTTACTAGCATGTCTGTAGTCTTTTAGATAGTCACTTCCCAGGAATCCTTTAAGGACCTGGTCAAAGAAGCCTGCCATCTATATTAGCCTGTAATTACTGAGCCTAAAGTTCTACCTACTGAAGTGCCTAGACCTGAACCAATTGGTGTTTGAACAGCATTATCAAATCTAATTGTTAATGATACTGTTGCCGGTGCACTATCAGCGTATGTTAAATCGTTATAGTTAACTGTTGTTAGGTAGCAACCATAAAGTTCCCATGTTTCTAACACTGTTGGTTCGTTAGCACCATTACCACCGTCTAACACTTCGCAACGTGTTACAAATTTATAGTCGATACCTGATGAAGCTGATGATTGCTCCATGAAGTCTAATTGTTTCTGTAATTGCTCACCAACTAGTTTAGCAACCGCACCCGATGCGTCGTCACGTAATTCAACAGTAACGTCGTCCCAAGTATGTTTACCTGCTAATCTTACACGTGAGTTGTATAAGTCAATAGTCATATCGTCAAATGATACGCTAGGTCTAGTAAATGTCATTACTTGTTTTGTTAACTCAGTTCTTGGTGTAGAAACACCAAGATTCTCAAATACCGTTCTAAATCGGTATTTTAATTTGGGCATTAACAAGCCTTGGCTAGTTGCTGATTGGTCAGAAGCCAAAGGTATTGTCATTTTGCTTAATGATGAAACAGCCATGTGTATTTCTCCTTGTTCTTATATGTATCGTATTTATCGATCTAGAGTCACAAAAAATGACACCGAAGTGCCATTTTATGCGTAGTTAATTCCTACTATAAATTACCTGCCTCAATATCGCCTGTGTTTTTAATTCTTAATGGAATGTAGATGTATTCCACAGATTTTGTAGGCTCAATTGCGATATCAACGTATAATTCGTTTCTATCAATACGCTCTGGTGTGTTGTTTGTGTCATCACATACAACTAGGTAATCGTAAATACCACGTTTAGCAGTAACATCGTTTAATAACTGTTCACATGATTGTTTAACTTCGTTACGTGTAGTAGTGTCATTTGGTTCAAAGATATAAGCTCTGCCTAATGCTTCTAATCTGTCACGTAAGTAAGCAACCAGTCTTGCCACGTTTACTCTATCAAGTGCTGATGGTAATGAAGCAAGTGTCTTGTTACCGTAGTTTACGATACCTGTTCCAGGTATGAATGTAATTGGGTTAACTTGGTTTTCATATAATGTGTCACGTAGTGATTCTCTAACATTAATTTGTTGGAATTCACCAGTTGACTCATTAATGTAACCTAGTGCTGACGCATTGTCAACTGTTCCACGTAGACCACCTGCTGGTGCTAACCATGGATAACCAATTTCGTCTGCTCTCACAAATGTTCTTAATATCATGTGACTTGGTGGAACAACCACTGTGTTACCTGCTAAGTCATTTGTTCTACCACTTGGGTAGAATGTGGCCGCATATGGATCGGCAGTAGTTAAACCGTCTTCACCATCTGTGCCTGCGCCTTGTGCATCTGATGTCCAATCAAGTATAGCTGAACCCGTGTCTGCCAATCTAAATGGTGTGTCACCAACAACAAAACCTGTGTTGTTTCTGTCATTGTTTAATGCTACCATGTTAGATAATAGTTCTGGATAACCAGGTGCCGCTAACAAGTTAAACTGTTTCTGTTCCTCACGGATTGATGTGTTAGCATCAATGCCTGCCTGCATCTGACCAACGATGATCTTACGCTGTGCTTTTCTGCCCATGTAAGGTGAACCGTTTGCCTTATTACCTGATGCTGTCACCCATGCATCTTTCTGCGTTGGTAATGTGTCATCTGGGAAGTCAGTTGCGTTAAAGTAGTCAACTTGGAACTGTTTAACATTGTAACCTGAACGTCTTGTGTTGAACAGGATCATACCATCTGGATATAATGAGGCGTCTGGTGCGTCAATATCTAGATAGTTACTTGTTAATAGTGATTTTGTAGTTGCTATGTCGTCTGTTATTGGATCTGTTGTTCCATTAGCCGCCCAACGTGCATCTGCAAATAATACACCGTCTTCTGTTGTTTGATCTGTGTTGTCAAGTAATACCCATTTATCAACACCACTTACTGCTTGCCATCTGTATAGTTTAGGATAGTTTTCTAAATCACTTGAGTCTAACCATAAGTCACCATATACAAGTGCTGTTGAGTCACTTTGTAGTGTTGGTGCAGTTGCTGAAACAATAACACCGTTTGGTGAAGTTGATGATAAGTCATAACCACGTGTATCGTTTGATACGTTTTGGTAACCTTTCCATGTAGCACCATCGTTGATCATGATGTCAACATCACTTGCTGATGAATAATACCAATATGTGCCTTCTGCTGGATCTTGACTTGGTTCAGTTGCTGAAGCAGTGTATGCCAATGCAACATAGTTAGAAAGGATAAGATCTGAATCATTACCAGCTCTTACGTTATCTAATGCTGTTGTAATACCTGCGTCTGCTACAGGAGTTCCTGAAGTGTCTTTTAATACAATAACACCACCTTGTGTGTGTCTAATTTGAACAGCGCCGTCTGTTGTAACACTTGCTAAAGTATTAGCAACGTTAGCACCATTGAAGTCACTTACAAAGTCAGTTGCTGTTGTGCCACTCGTTGTAACAGTAACCGCTGAAGTTAATGTAGTTGAGTTCTTAGCACTTGCTTGAATTGTAAATGTTTCACTTGCTGTAAATGTTGGTGCAGTATCCTCAGATGTTACTGTTGTAACGCCTGTTGTGTATCGTTTGTATAATTTGTATGTTGCGTTGTCTGCTTCTGTAGCATCATATTGAACATATAATGTGTTCGCCGCAACGTTTGATCCACCGCCACTTGGGTCAATGTTTTTAAGTGCAGTCTGATCATTTTCATACAACGGAGCACTCACTGTTGACCATGTGTCTGTAGATGCGTTGTAAATTTTAGCAACAATTTCAGCACCTTGGTTAACTGCTGTTGTCTTGATCCATACAGAACCTGTAGGACGTGGAGCAGTGTCTGTTGACTTCCAACGTGGATTGTCATAGTGTTGAGATTGTTGTAATCTTGGATAGTAATATGTTGCCGCTGTTAGGCCTACATCAGTTAATAGTGTTCCTGAACCATTTGCTAATGTCAACACACCTTCTAATGATGAACCGTCTGCTGAAACATCACCGTCTGCATAGATTTCTAATTTGTTGCTTACCACGGCCGCTGTAACACCTGCAATTGAAGCTGAGTTAATTGAACTTGCTAATGCTGTTACAGTAGTTCCACTTAGTGTAACTGTTGTGCCATTTAACACAATGCTATGACCTGATGTCAAAGTAGGACTTGCTACTGTGCCTTGGATAGTTGGATGGCTATTGTGCCAATCATCTGAACCAACTAACACCCAAGCATTGTCTCGGTTTTTGTAGTAGACTGGATTATTGGCATTAGTTGCTACTACTGCATAGTCACCGATCGCACCAATTGATGTTTTTGGTATACCTGCTGTCAGGTCGTCTGTTGATGTAATAACTGTAGGAGTTTTGTGAGTAAATGCACCTGTTGATGAATTCCACTCATGAATACCCCATTCTGTATTTGCTGTGTCTAACCAGAATGAATTGTTATCTAAAGAGCCTGTTGGTCTTGTTAGGCTTGCTGAAAGTTCAGCAAGATCTAAATCAACACGCTGGATGTATGCTCTGTTAGAAACACCTAAAACTGAGTAGGCCGCTAATAAGCCATATTCGTTTAATTCGTATCCATTAATTGGTGTGCCAGCACTTGTGTTATAGAAAGTTGGATTACCATATAATGTAATCAAATCTCTCTGGCTTGTAACCAAATTAATTTTGTTAGCATTGGCCGCTGTTGTGCCTGATGCTGTCGCTGTTGATGTTCCACTTGTTTTATCTTGTGCTGTTGCAATCAAGATATATGGAACAGAATTCGTTGCGGCAGGTAGGTATTGACTTTGGTCAACTACACTAACCTCTACGCCTGGGGAAACTAATGCCATAATTTTAATCCTCTTTAACTGTTACGAATATTTATTAAAATCTTCCTAAATTAGGCGTTTTACAAAGCCTTTGTAAAGGTCTGTGCATATAAATAACCGTATGACCAGGCCTATTTGTGAAGCATGTAGACAGCACCACTGTGCTATTAACTATAAACGAAACGATAAAACATATTATCGCAGTCGATGTTTGGCCTGTATCAATAGAAATCGTAAAGTAAGATTACCTGAACCTAGATGGAGATTGTCAGGTTACGTTAAAAAGAAAACCTGTGATCTATGTAATTTCCGAGCAAAACACGGAAGTCAGATACATGTCTATCACATGGATGGAAATCTTAACAATAACGATTTGAGGAATCTGAGAAGTATTTGTTTAAATTGTTCTGCTGTTGTGCAAAGAGAAACAGCCTGGAAGCCAGGAGACTTATCACCTGATTAGATCTTCTACTTGTTTATAAAGATCGTCCAACGATCCATTGTTGTCTAAAGTGGCATCAAAATCTGTGCCAATCCAATCATATTCTGATCTGTGAACTTTTAGTGTTTCTAACTTTTTAGTATCGCCATCAACGGCATGTTGATACCAAGCAGGTCTTTCTCCTCTGGTAACTTCTACACAAACAGCACCTAGATCTTTTAACATCTTAACTTCATTTTTAAATCTAACATCACTAATAATAATATCATCATCTGTTTTACGTAATTTGTTTTCTAAACTTGCTAACCACATGTCATCGTGAAAGTGTCCTCTGATGACATCCGTGCCAACATGTTGTAAGATCCATCTGGGTGTTAGGTGTGGCATGTCTAATCTTTTAGCCCACCATTCATCTACTTGTTCACGCCATTCACGGCTTGATTTTGAACGACCTTCTAGCATGTCTCGGTCCCATCCAAATATTTCACACATGGCATTTTTTAAATTGCCTGCAAAACTTTCTCTTCTAAACTCGTGTAAGTTAACAAGATAGTCTGCTACTGTGTCCTTGCCTGATCCTATAAGTCCGCTGATTGCTATGATCATTTTAGTTTGTTTACTCCAAGATGTTTGATGCATGATTGTAGCATTTCTATCTGACGTTTGCAATCATCTAGGGCATGATGGCTAGCCGATTTGACCTCTGGCATGTCCGGCCAGAGTGCGTATACTGTTCTAGCATCACGGACATTCCAAAACTTCCATGGTAAACTAACACCAAGTTCTTTATAAGCGTGTTCCAATATGTTCATATCAAATGTAGGCCCGTTTGCCCATATCCTGTTGCTTTGCCATATCAGTTTGCCTAGTTCATCCAAGCACTCGTGTAGATCTCTGCGACCTACTTCCTCAAAGACTTCTCGCTGTGCTTCAGGCACTTGATGAGCCCACCATTCAATGGTGTTGTCATCTGTCTTACGATTTGGTTGGCTTTCGGGTGTCACCCTGGCATAGAAATGGCGTTCTGGCCAACCCGTGGATAGTGGGTCGAAGACCTGAGCCGCTATAGTCATAATCATAGCGTCTGGGCCTGTAGCTAGTGTTTCGATGTCAATCATTAAATCCATACTCGTATTATACTACCAATTGGATTTTATGTCAACCTATTTGCGTTTAGGTCCTTTTGGAGATATCTTCTTTAGGAAAGGTGTTTTTGGTTTAGCACGTTTTGACGTTGCTACTTTCTTAGGTTTGAGAACTTTCTTGAGTGCGTCTCTGCGTTTGAATTTGTTTAGGGCCTGCATTATACGGCTTGCCACGTTTACTTTTTTAGTTTTCTTTGCTCTGCGTGCCTGCACTGCCTTGGTTCTGGCACGGGTCTTTTTCATTTGGGCTCGTTTAGCGACGTCAACTGATGCACCGCACTGTGCTGGACTTGATACCAGTCTACCTGCACGATTACCAGTTTCGCAACGCCATTTCATTTTAACCTTGGCCTTGCCAGAAGCACCGCCCTTGCCTACACGGGCAAAGACCATACCTTCTGATATGATGTCACTGATCTTCATTAACCAATGACCCAGCTTAGTGGCTCTGAATGATCCACGAACAGTTCTAGATCTCTGATCAATCTATCCATTTCTGCCTGTGCTTCTGCTTTTAATGCAGAACCGTTCAACGGTGTTCCGCCCTGTGGACCAGCGATCGTGGCAAACTTCTCTCTGGCCTCACCAATTATCATTTTTGATGTAGCGTAAGTGTAGTCTCTTAACCATTGTGATATTGGCGGATCTTGTAGTAATACTACTTCTGGTTTATAGTTGTAGTGCCATAATAAGACCTGTTCTCCTGAACCTTTTGGATCACGAACGAGTGTTAGTTTCTTACTAACTGGTTCATACGTATAGTTTAAGTATCCGCCAAACATACGCATAGCCTGTTCTACATACTGTGTATATAGATCAAAGGTCGCCAAACCGCCGGCATATGAATAGTTTAACAAGTAAACATTTAGGGTTGCTGATGAAAACGGATCAAAACTTGATGAATACGGGCCTGTAGAGTCACCCATTGTTCTACGGAAGATCTGTCTAACCGATTGAACTTCCTGCGGAAGTATATATTGATTAGTGTTTTCTGTTAATGTCAATAACGAATACGATTCTTCATAGGCATTTTGAGCTCTGGTTCTATAGGTATTCAGAGCCTTTGAATAAGCGGTTTCGTAGTGTTGTGGGTCAAGTTCAGTATCAACTATGCCTTCGCCTAATCGGTTAGCAACATAATCAAATACGTCCTGTTTTAATGTAGTTAAATCTGCCATGGTATTCTCCGTTAGCAGTATTTATCTATTAGGTTGCTTTGATAATAATAAGATTTTCGTTGAAGCGACCATTGACTGCTGTGCCGGTAGTTTTGAGGTCGTCAAACAGTTTACGACTATCCGGTTTGCCTGACATTCTTAATTGCTTAATAGTTTCTTCTGGCTTACGCAGAGTCTTTTGACTTGACTTGTTAGTGTCAAACCCTAAGATACTTGTGCCCTTGACTGCGAACACTTTAGCATAGTCGTCGGCAACGTAGTATTGTAGTTTACGATTCTTAACATTGTAGACCCAAAGCTCACTTGCTTTAAGAATCTTAACTGGCTCTACTGTTTCTAATTTAAACTCTGGATAGTTTCTTAGGTGTTTTAATTTCCTGACGATCTTCTCTGGAGGAACCGGTTTTTTCTTTCTTGTGCCTACTTTAGCCTTCTTACTCTGATGATATGCGTCTAATTCTGCTATAATCGCCGCACAGTAGTTGATCATGTTCTTTTGCTGGGTCTTGGTATAACAACCATAGCCCTCGCTTAAATCAGCGTCTACGTCAGCTACAGCATCCTTGAGCTCTGCTTGTTGCCTTTCCCAATGTGTCTTGATCAGACCAACGTGCTGTGCCAGTATATTGTAATTGGCTAGAATGTTCTGTATTCCTTCTGGCTTCTCGCTGGCCTTGATGTCACCTTCAAGGTATTTGTCCCATACAGCATCGATCTCGCCCGCGGCCTCGTGTGCCTTGGCTATCATTATTTCCTGTATGTTTGGTCTATTGGGTTTATCCTTGGCCGCTTCTTCATCATCACTGGCGGACTTCTGATGATTAGCTATTGCTTCTTTACAGGCATTGACCATGTGTTCTTTTTCATGCTCTGTAAGTTCTAGACCAATCAACGACATTCTAGCATACCATCCACTGGATATTGGAGTCCAGGAATCTTTGATCTTACTAAAGTCTTTGACTAAGTCCTTGTGCTTGTTCAGTTCCAGCCATTCTATTAACCACTTCTTAGAAGTTTTCTTGTCCTGTGTGTAGTTATACCAATTACATCTAGAAGCCAGTGCCATGCGTCTGTCGTCAGCTGATGGCTGTCCGTCAAACATCTTTTCGTCACCGTATGCTTTCCTGTCCTCTATAGATATCTTTGCTGGCTTTATGCTCAAAGTAGTGTTCCCATCGTAATCATTTTTTGATAATCTCTCAACATCTCGTTGCACTTATCTCTCGTCTCTAAGAAAGTCTGTGTAGGTTTATGTTTTCTCCTGCATTCAATTTCCGCTTTACTTAACTCAGAAATCATGGCAGAGATATTTTTGTTTATCTTCTCCAAGTCTTTTTTGACGTGAAAAGGTAGATTTTTTACTGTTTTTCGTAGTTCCGACTCTATTCCTTGCCAGTCTTCTGAAGTTTCAATTTGTAGCATATATCCTATTATATAACTTTCCTATTTTTAGGTCAACCAAAAGGTGCGATAAATAGTTAGATAACGAGAACATAAGATGCCAAGATTAAGTTTATATAGACAGAACAAGACCAACGACTACAAGTTCATAGACAACAGAGTGCGTGAGATGTATACCGCCGGTGGTGTGGACATATTTGTTCACAAGTATCTAGGAACAAAAACAGTAGGCGATAGCTCTGTGAGAGACACAGGCGATGTAACTCGTCCAACATATGACGAGTCAGATCCATTACAGATTGAAGATTTATTGTTCCTTGAGAACAGGAACAGAGAATACGACGATGACGTCTATGTCATGCGTGGTGTTTACAATGTCCAAGATATTGATTTTGATCTTAGCCAGTTTGGC